GAAGGAGAGGGTGAGGGTGAGGGCGAGGGCGAAGGAGAATATCTTTTACAAGAATAAGATCACCAACTTGGTATTTCACTTGATTACCTCACCTATTATTTCATCTTCATAGAAGTAGTATTCCCGTGCATCAACTTGTGAATACCAAATATAACCATTATCATTTTCAGTTGAATCTTTTTCAAAAATATCACTGTGTTTTTCAACTTCTGTGATGATGCCAAGTGTATTTTTAAGGCGAAGGGGAAGGCGAAGGCGAGGGCGAAGGCGAAGGCGAGGGCGAGGGTGAGGGCGAGGGCGAGGGCGAAGGAGAATATCTTTTACAAGAACAAGATCGCCAACTTGGTATTTCATCACTTCACCACAGGATAGTGGGTATAAAATTTTCTTTTTTCAAGACAATCAATTAGAGAGGATTTACTAAATACTTGGTTATTTGTTGATTGCCAACATATGATAATATTCTTTTTTGTAACCTTTGTAACAATACCAATATCTTTGGCGTATGGAGTAGCAAAAACAAACAAATCACCAATACTGAACTTTGTTTCTTGCATATTGCACCAAAAACAATACGGCAAACAAATGCCGTATGTTTATTTATAGTTATTGCTGCTGCATCACACTGTCAATGTGAAGGTGAAACACCCTCTTGTGCCAGATCACGGTTTTGATCGTTCTCATTGTTGGAAGATACATTCTCCGTGTTGCTGATCGCTGGGGAAGTTGAAATACCGAACAAATCATTGATTGCTCCACGATTGAAAATACGAGCAGGACGACCACGCTTTCCAGACTTCAACATAGCAATACTTTCAAGTTTGGCTTGCTGAATCTTTTTTTGCACTGTAAGTTTGTTTAGTCCTACAATCTTTGTGATTTCATCAATCGTAATCATGCTATCGTCAAGTTCATTCATTTCTACAATACGAATATCAGCCATTTGTTTACCTTTCTTGCCCGTTAGGGCGCTATAGGATCATTCTAACAGATGAGAGATCGCTTGTCAAACCACTGATGAGATTTTTTCCAATGCGCTGGGGAAGTGTGAAAATTCTTTTGCCAACTTTTGCCAAAGAACAACAACATAACTATGTTTTGTATTTTTATACAACACAACCTGAACCACAATACCAAAATCATTATCAAATGGAGATGTTGTATCAAACTTTGGCACACTGATACTTTTATTGAATTTTTTTGATCGTGTAAGTGGCTTTATTTTGACAAGATCACCAACATTTAGATCTTCTTGTGACATATATTCACTTCTTTCTCTATCAAAAGTAAATATAACAAAGATAAAAGAACGGCGGCTGGAATAACCGCCGTTCTCTATCTAAATATCAGCGACCTTGCTTTACTTCAACAGTGATGATACGTTCACTGGTCTTGAAATAAGGATTGCGTGCGTTTTCTTCATTAGTCATCCACATTCGCTGACACTTACACGCAACAGGCTTTGGAGCACACATGTCAGTTAGCACAATCATTCCATCGTAGTTCTTCTCATTCACATACTTTGTAGGTGCATCAAAATTAGTGCCACCACACAGTACACGCTCAGCCTTCTTCTTCTGTCCCTTCTTCCATACATAAATCTTATCTTCTGCAACACCATCATCAAACGGGATCACAGTAAATTCAGCCAACTCTGCCAGATTATCAAGTTCAGCAAAGAAGGTCATAAGCATAGCATCACTAACCGATCCAGACTGATCAATAGCAATAGCAATCTTTGCAGTCCGGTTTGTCTTCTTACCTGCATGAATATATGGGAAACGGTGATTGATCTTGCGAACACTATTCTGCTTATCAGACTTTTGACTGGTCTTGATAAAGTATCGCAAGACCTTCTTCCAATCAACCTTGGAAGTAATGCGCTTCATAATATCCTTACGCATTGACTGAGAAACAGAACCCCATGAACCTGTACGGTTTGCTTCATTGGCGGCTTCACTCATTGCTTGACGCAAACGTTCCTTTGCAAGTTCTCGCACTTCTTGTGGAATAGGGTTCTTTCCATCTTCACCCCATCCTTCATGCGAATCAAAGCCGGAACCATTGCCATCACCTGGTTGTGATTGACCACCACCAGATTGACCTTCACCTTGACCTTCACCTTGACCTTCACCTTCACCTTGACCATTCTTCTTCTGTTCTTCCACCATCTTCTTGATTTCATCAAAGTAAAAGTCAGCACTTTGATGAGAAGGCAGATTTTGATACGGTCCTTCCTTTCCGGGAAGGAGACACATATCATACATATTCTTGATGCTTTCCTTTACTTCCTTGGGAAAGATTTCGCTATTGATCGCAAGATCAGTAGCATGATTCCACATCCTCATCTGTGACTTATCTGGCATACGACCAGTCACATGATCCAGAATAAGATGCATAAACTCATGCTTGAGAAGAAGCATAACTTCATCATCGGTCAGCTTTTCAACAAACTCTGGATTGTAAAGAAGTTCAAACGTGCCACTGTCCGGGTTGATACAAACACCGGCAGTAGGAATCGCATTTGACGGATACTTTTCAATATGTCGGGAAAGAGCAGCGTAGAATGGTTCTTCCTTGAGATAGCGAGCAAGATGCCGATTAAGATCATAATTGTTGGTCATTGTGATTATCCTTACAGTTAGGAGTTTTCTGTGCGTGATCTGCCACGGACTTCTCGCATTATAGCATACAATAGGAAAGCCCGCAAGCCAGAACAGATCACAGCGGTTTGTTGTTTAGTATATGGTTTAGTTTGTTTTCTTCAATAATATTCAGTTCGGTTCATCTTCGTCTTCATCATCAAAGAATACACCTTGATGAGAAAGTGTTACTTCAATAAGTTCAATAATAACATCAAGTGCTTCATCTGAGCTAAAACTTTCATCTTCTGCAATCTTACGAATCTGCTTTAGTGTTTCAATAAGTTCTTCTTCCATGTTATTCCTCCAATGTTACTTTTGTATAACTACTATAAAGAATATGTCGAGTTGTTGTTCGTTGATTTAGAACAGTGTAAACCCAACTTCCACTCCATGTTTTTGCTTCTTCTAAAACAAAGCCAAGCTCCCGTTCACCATTCCACAGATAACTAACAAGTTTGTATAAATAACTTTGTTTAGTTGATCCAGTTGTAGTCATAATTAATAGGCGAGTTTGCTGTTTGTGGGTTTTCAAACATTACATAGTATTGTGTTTCTGTAAAAACAATAGTTGCGTTTGCTCTTCCTTCTCTCAGAGCAAGTTTTGCTTCTTGCAAATGTTCTCGCTTGTCTTCACTATCAGGTGCGTTACTTAGAATATCAATATACTTTTGAGTTGTAATATTTCTTGTTTTGCTCATTTGTTCTCCTGAAATATAATGGTACTCCCGGTGAGATTTGAACTCACAACTTTCGCCTTATAAGAGCGACACTCTAACCAATTGAGTTACGGGAGCAAAACTTATATTTTAGTATAGTTGAAATATAGTTCCTCTAAAGAAATATCGTAACAGTATCCAAGTCTTTGAGAAAGACACCTTACTGTTAGTATATCTTTGTAATAACCTTGCCGTAAAGATATAACAATACAGTGATCTCCTTTTTGGATTTTTGTTATTCTTTCTTTCTGCGCCGCTGTATAAAAAGTTGTAAATGAAGTGCTACAAACCCATAGTGTTCCTGGGGTTACTGTGTTGCGAAAAGTGCTTTTGAATCTATTTTTTCTTCCCATTTGTTATTTGTTTGGTGCTGGAAATATTTTTGCTATATTAGACAGTCTCCAGCGATGCATTTCTTCATATGAAACTTCTTGTCCTTCTTCTATTACCCATGTTTGGCTGCTCCAAAGAATGTTATAATATCCCCCACCCCACCAATCATCATTGTTATTCAGAGAAATAACTAAACCTGTCATCTGTTCTTCGCTGTCACAATAAAGAACAAGATCCGCTTGTTTCAGCAGTTCTTGCTGAGGTATCTTGTTCTTCCATGAACTATTAGACACTTTGAACCGTCCATTTACCAACCGAGATCAAAAACTGAATATTGTTTTCAGTTAGTTCACAAGTTGGCATATCAGTGTTATTCCAAGATACTTCAAATGTATTTTCCTCTGCCTTTCTATGGTTGTGTTCTACCAACTTTGTAATAACACCAGTTTTGCCAGTATTAGAAAGGATCACATCACCGATTTTCATTTGTTTCTCCTTATGGATGGAAGTTCAGGTGGCGAGAAAGAAAAATACTAAAAGGACTATTACCTTGATCTCCCCTTACAGTATAGTCTTCGTGGTCTTCTCCCATTATATGGAATTCATATTCACCTTCATCAAGAGTATCAACAAACTTTTCAACAGCATCTACTTCGGCATATTCACTATACCACTTTACATCTGACCAAGAAAACAAAGTCCAACCATCTCGCTTGTGAATACTGGTATATTGTGCAATATTGACAGCAGCCTTGTCACTACAAGCGAGAAACAGTTTCTTTACATTTTGATCGGTTGTTGCGAGCAAAACATCACTACGGTATCCCATTTTGTTCTCCGTTTGTTTATATATTCAAACAGCAGTCAGTTTATATTTCTTGCCGTCAATCTCTACAAACTTGCCTTCACAGGTATCCTTATTCAACTTTTCAATACCGTTATGCTGTAGGGCGAAGGCGAGGGCGAGGGCGAGGGCGAGGGCGAGGTTTGTTTTATCCTTGAAATCAAACATTTCTTGCTCGCTCACAAAGAGCTTTGTGCCCTTTCTGGAAAAAACATATTCCTTCCTGTTTTTGAGGATAGGATAACCATATTCTTTACGAATTCGGTTCATTTCGGCAAACCAAAAATCGTTCAACACATAATCAACGCCTTCTTCCATTGAGTGAAAGGTTGCGAGAATAGCAGCATCGGTTTGTTCAATAGTGAGTGACATATGTTTATCTCCTGTTTGGTGTATTGTTATTCAAAGATTTTCTACAATGATATTTTCAATAATGATCTCATCTTCTGGTACAGTTACAACAGGGATATTCCGTGGCGGAGTTTCATCAACGGGAAAAAAGATAGAAACAAAAAAAGCAAAAACAACAGAAAGCATACACTATCTCCTTTGATATAAACAAAATATAAATGGTACTCCCGGTGAGATTTGAACTCACGACTTTCGCCTTATAAGAGCGACACTCTGACCAACTGAGTTACAGGAGCACAAATATCCGTTTTGATGTAGAACGGATAAACTACACAGTATCTTTTGGTTATACTGCTAAACACATAAAACTACAAACTAACTCACTTTACCTTCTTACCGGAAAGGATTTCAGAAAGAAACTTGGAAGGACTTGCACCATCAACAGTAACCTGATGGAAAGCGGTAGTGTTATCAACAAGACCCTTACCAAGAAGATGCCACATCTTCATGGCAGCTTCACTGGGGAGAGAAACAAAATAACGTGCAAGATTCTCAAGCTGATCCTTTGGCAGCTTGTTGGCAAGAAGACCCTTGCTTTCAATCTTATCAATAAGAGCACAATGCTCAATGATACCAAACTTTGCAGTCTTTTCAATCTTACCATTCACAATCACATCTTCGGGAGTGACCTGACGATCATACTTCTCCACAAAGTCATGAAGTGCAATAGCAGCCTCATAACCAACAAAACCAACCGCGATATTGCGAATATCCTTGATATTATCTTCACTAAACATATCAGCAGCAACAAGAACATCATTCAGTCGCTTCCAAGAACGACGAGAAGGATAAACCTTGTTAGGTTCAAAGTCACTCTTATGCTCAAGGTGTTCACGGTTCAGATTGATGAAATCGTAAACAAACTGATTTGTGTTGTTCTTTGCCCAAGACAACCAATCTTCCACAGTAGGAGAAAGATCAAAGGCAGACCAACGGTCAAGTTCTGCCGGGTCCATTTCGCCTACCTGATACTGTGAACCACTCTCACCACCGTTTACAGCGGCAACAATAATGGTATCAGGATGGAGAGTATGACCGTTCAGCTTACGGCTGTCAGTAAGCTCAAAGATACCCTGTCGCACTTCAATAACAGCACGATCAACCTCATCCAGAAAGAGGAGAACGGCATTATTACACGCTGTCTTGAACCAATCCGGGGGATTCCACTTAGTAGAATCACCAGAGATCACAGGAAGACCAATAAGATCACCCTCACTCATCTGGCTGGCTCGACGCTCGACAACCGGCAGATTCCTTTCCTGTGCAATCTGATACACCACTTGTGACTTACCAATACCGTGACGACCACGAAGAAGAAGTGGAAGCCGGTTATCAAGAATCGGCTTTGCAATACGAAGAAAAGTAGCAAAATCAAGCTGCATTGTTTTATCTCGTTTGTTTACTGTTTATCTAACTGATCTCCCTGCGGGATTGCAGGGCTGATCTCGGTCGGCGATCCATCATCGCACAACGGACCCGGCGCTGTCAAGCACGGAAGTTTGCGGACTGTATAAGATATAGTGAAAGCCAACGACAGGATTTGAACCTGTATCTCGCACATTACAAAAGTGGAATTTTACCGTTAAACTACGTTGGCATAACTGGTGTTTTTGATAAGCAGAACACCAAAACTGCAATCATTACTTATTATAAAAGTTTAGTGCGTTTGTTACAGAATGATGATCTCCGAGTATGGATTGAATATTCTCAATAGACTTTACATCTCTTGACCATTCTTCAACATTATCAATATCATAGTAGCCACGACTGACAACTTCAATATTGTGCTGTGGAATCACCCATGCATCTTCATTTGTATTGTTTTTTCCAAGAATATACCAGTTTGGAATCTCTGAAAAACCTTGTGCTTGTTTCGCACCACGACAATCTGTGATGTGTAGATATTCAATAATGATAGCTGATACAGACTTGCCATTCAGAGCATTTACTTCATTCAACTTGATATCAACAACAAGAGCAAGCTGATCTCGCAGATCATACTTGTATTCGCCATTCACATATCCAGAAGCTCGCTTGATCTTTACAAGAGCACCCGGAACAATACCGTCTCTTACAATGATGTTCTCGTAAAACTTTTTACGAAAGCTGATATTGACTGCTGCGATCTTTACCTTGTCGGAAAGAATATGGGAACAAGTTTTCTTGTTGTGACCTTCTTCATTACAATAACTACACTTGCGATGCTTTGCACTTTCCTTGCGAGTAGAAAGGCGGGCAGCCCAATAACTAGTGGGATTTACTGCCACATGAGCCTTGAGACTTTCACAAGTCGCGTAAGTGTGACCATCCTTATAACAATATCTACAACGAACAGTTCGCTTATACATCTGTATATTCTCCTACAATATATTGTTATCGCTGCGTGATCTAACCTTGGTTTTGTGTATTATAGCACATCGGGAAGAAAAACGCAAGCACATAGCGCATTTATGATATTATTATTCAATATGAGCAGTACCAGCGGTAGGATTCCGCATCATTTTCATTGTTGCTGTTTTTGTTATATTCTATTTGTTCCAGTTGATAAACAAAGTTATCAACACAGTTGTTTAGATTCGCCCCCATAGCCTTGATCTTGATAATAGTATTAGGTTTGCCTTCTGCAAAACATTTACTCTCCAAAACAAACTGGCCGTTGATATAATCAAGAACTACTCCTTCTCCGGTATTTTTGATAAACTCTTCAATCTTTTTATGTAGCATGTTTTTTTATTCTTACCTTTTTTAGTCGCTTGTGTTTTACTTGGCTTTTTGTTTTAGGAATAAACTTTTGCCAATATACTTCAACAAGCCAGTCGGAACGTAGATGCCTTGGAGGTTTCAGGCTTATAACTACACCATAGTCATTTGCTGGCATCCTTCTAAACCTGCCTATTTTTAGATCTTTTGCTCTCATTTGAACAAGATCGCCGATCTCAAATGGAGGTTCTGGCTCTATATTTTCTTCTGGTGGTATTAGATCCAGTTGATGTTCTGTTTCTTCATTCATATGTATTGTATCCAATATTTTGGAAACAGATTCTGTGCTCTAAACCTCCACGATAAGAGCCTTCAAGTTCATCCCACTCAACAATATGTCCATTTTCATCAGCACCAAACATATAAGTTTCTGGTCCTGTAAAAGGAATATCTTTGGCAGATGTTATAATCCACTTGTGACCATTGATTCGTGGAAAAACACTCCACAGAATCTGTGTTTCACTGATGTTTTTTATCTTTTTAGCAAAACGATCACTCACAAGTATCAACCTTTACCTTTCCACGCTTACGATTTTTTGATTGCCATTTTTGATCGCGATGTGGCCCACCTTTTTTATTCCAGGCATGAATAGCATAAACATTACGATCTTTTGGTGTTTTATTTTTCATGACTTTGTCTTTGCGATGATATCATAGTTTTCAACATCTCGCCAATGGTGTTCAGTTTTCTCAAAGGAGTTCATATTGTGATACATCAACTTTTCAAGCAAATCGGTAAGAGGAACTTCTTGCACAACCTTTCCAGTATTTGGATCAGTTGTAACAAGCATAACCTTGGTTACAGGAACAAGGCTTCCATTATATGAACGAACATAAACAATATCACTATTCATTTGGATCATATATATCTCCTCAATAAGTAGACAGTTTATTCATTCCTTTTCTGGAATCTTGTAGGCCAAACAAATATCTTTGAAAAGTTCTTGCTTCTTTGCTTGTCGCCAGAAGTTTCCCCATCCAATACTCTTCAATACTGAACCACCTTCACCATTTTCTTCAAGCGTATAAAGTGTCCAGTTAGAAGGCAAAGAACGCATACGACAAAGAACCTTATAGTGTTCCCAATGATTTTTGGTTCCAAGCTGATCGCGCACAAACTTACTTACACGATTACTCCATGAAAGAAACTCAAAAGTGAGATTACTGGAAACAAGAAGAGAATAGATGCCGGTTACATCAGTAGCTGCAATATCATTCGGCTTATTCCTATCACGCCAATTATACTTTTCACTCTTGACAACAGGGTTTGTCAAGTCAAGTTTCATCTTTTGATGAAAGAAATTAATGAGCTGCTTTTCATCCTTGAAGAGAATAATCTTGTTAGAACCTTTTACATCAAGAACACGGCTTGAGGGCTTCAATGCATACTTCATATTGATTTCTCCTTTTATTGATTATCTTCAACAGCAAGTTCAGCAAAAAAATACAACAACATACAAACTGTTGGTGCATTTACCAAACAAATAAAACAAAACAAGTCAATCATATTGGTTCCTTGTTATCAACGGGACTTTTTGATTTCTCGTTCTTCAACAAAACAGGTATTCATTTCACCATATGGCAAAAGGCTATAACGCTTTCCACCAACAGCGTGTGTGTGTGGAAGAATACCAGCATTATCAATAACGATAGCATGAGTCCAAGTGAAATGCTTTCCAAGAGAACTTGGTGTCACAGTATCACCAATATTATACTTGGCAATACTTTTGGCATTTTGCAAATATCCCTGTGCATACTTATTTTCCATAAGTCTTTCCCATTGGGTAGCACTTGGAATAAAATCATCTTTTTCAAGAACAAGATCAACGAGTGCCTTATGATATGGCGAATGAGTTTCACGATAAATACCGGCAACAATACGAATATCGTTGCGCTTTTCTTCCGTGAAATTATCAGCAAACTCCTTCTTCTTTGCCAGCGCAGTTTCACTATGTTTATCTTCAATCTTTTTCAGTGTGGCATATTGACCGACCGAAAGACGTTTCTTTCCGGCAAAATAAACAAAAATAGACTGAAGAAAGTCCTTTTCCCAATCGCTGATATCGTTATTTCCAAGAACCTTGCTGATACGCTGATCCAGCGTTGGATCAGTGAGTTCTTGTTCGGTGTATTGAGGAGCAGTATCTCTAACAATGCTTTGTGTATTGTAATATGCATTAGAGCGAGGAGTATATCTGCGAAAATAAGCCATAGTGATCCTCGGTGACTTCCTGTGGTGAAGCACAGTATATCACATATGAGAGGCGCTGTCAAACGCCGTCACGATGCGCTGATTTTTTGTGTTTTATTTCACTAATGGTTTCTTGAACCATTTTATAAAAAACTAACAAGGCGGGAATGAACAATATAAGTAAGTATATTGACATTCCCATGTTATTTTTACGGCTTTGTTGAACTGCCTTTTCTTGCTGCTTGTCTTGCTGCAGCAACAGGAGAACCAGGATTAGTAGTGGGTATGCCAGATGGTCTTAGAACGGTACTACTTGTAGGAGAAACAGATACTTCTGGAGACTGTTGTTCCGGCTGTTCTGGTTGTTTGCCTTGTAATGCTGCTTTTACATCTTCTGGGGCTGAAACTGTTGGCTTCAAGTGGCGTATAAATGCTGCTATTTTAGATTTTCCCATACCACTTTTTACCATTATATCGGCTATAGTTCTAAGAACAAATGGATCTTTTATTTTCTTTTGAAGTTCTGCTACTTCTTGGGCACTGTTTGCTGAAACACCGGTTGCTTCAAGTTGTTTTGCAAGATTTATCATATTTTCCAGATCAGAAATAAGTCCCGCAGCAGGAGTTCCTGCTTCTGGCTGTTCTTCCATAAAGAACTTTATAACACTCAAGGCATCTTGATATTTTGTGGTTCTTGCTGGCTGAACCTCATCATCGCCATATTCAAATGGAGAAGTCGTGTATGCTTCTTTTATTGTTTGCTTTTTCTCTGCTTGAACTTGCTCTATCAGTTTTTTTAGTTCTTTCAAATCCATTTGTATATCTCTCTTTATATATTTATTTAGTATGTTTTACAACTTTTTGCAATATCGCTATTTCTTCAGCATACATCCAAATAGAAATGTTGTTATTTGTGTTTGTTTTTTTTATAGTCCAAAGAACAAGTATTTGTGGTCTTGAAGGAAAAAAATCATCATCTCTTGTTGGCATTGTTTCTCGTAATGTTCCTATCTTTTTTCTCAAATAATCAAGATCATATACATCTTCAAAGTTTTCTTTTATATCGGTTATAATACCATACCCAACTTCAAGTTTATAGTCCTCTACGAGACGAACAAGATCTCCAATCTCATAATCAAATATTGATTGCTCGTCGTCACTCTTCATATTACTAAATAGTATTTAGCAATCGTTATCATCAGCAGTCTGTGCCAACCCAATAGTTTAGAGTATCTATCATTTGGCTTGGACTTGTAGAAAGATATTCTAAAAACCCACCGCATCTTTGAGTTAGTTCAAGCCAAAGAGTTTGATCAAAAATGTTGTATTCAATAAAGGCACCTATAATATAATTTTGTTCTACACATTGTGCTACAACCATTTCTATTGCTTCTTGCACTGTTTGCGCTATGTCTTGCTGCAGTGTTTCGTCACTAAATATAACAACCTTTCTTTCATTATCTTCTGACCAAGATAATGAGTTTGGACTACCAGGTAAATTTGCTTCGTAAACAGCACTTAGTTGGTATTCAGTAAATCCTTGATAATCAGTTCTGTTTGCTTGTCTGACAACAGAACAAGCAGTTCTGGAATCAGTAAAATCAGTTAGAACTTTTATTTGTCTTGGATTTGGCTGGATATCTCTATATCCTATGGCCACTACAGCGAAACGACTTGTTTGTAATATACCTTGTGATGACCAGTTACAAAGAGCATTTGCAACTTGATCTATAGCATAGTCCATAGAACCAGAAAAATCTATGATGAAAACGAAATCATTTGCAGTTCCACCATTTTCATTTTCATCTATTGCACCATCACAATCATCATCATCGCCATTTCCACAAATTTCTGTGGTTGGAGTTCTCATGTTTCTTATTGATTCTATTCCATCAGCACATTCTTTGTAACCAGCGCGACATTCACCAACATTGATTGTATCAGGATCTCCTTCATAAACATATCTTTCTTCATTACTAAAGATTGGCTCGTCTATGGTGTCTTCATCTATTTCACCATCGCAATCATTATCCAAGTTATCACAAACTTCTTCGCCGTATGAATCGGGATAAGAACATATCCAAGAACCTTCAACACATTCTTGTATTGCATATTCACACACGCCAAGACCAACACAAGTATTTTTTGAACTGTGTTCTGATATAATGATTGGTAAGCCATTCCAACGGTCATCAACAAAACCATTGCAATCATCATCAATATTGTTGCAGGTTTCTTGTTGTTTTTTTATTTCATTCAAACAAACAAGATTGTCTTCGCTATCTCTTGATGTCAAACCAGTTGAACAAGTACCAATATTCAAATCTTCATGTTTTGGATCGTCAACATTTATTTCTATCACATCACCGCTAACATCGGTATAACAGGGATTTTGTAAAACTTCTTTGAGAGGTTCTTGTTCGCAGTTACAAGAACTAAAAGCTAAAAAGAAAAGTATTACAAAACTACTGTTCCTCATTTTCTTCTCCAATAATATATTTTCTAATTTCTGGTGTTTGTGATTTTAGCCATTCTTTTATTATCTTATCCGCCGCCTCAACATAAGTCAAGCCAGCATCGCAGTAAAAACAAAAACTTTTTTTGCCGAGACAAACTAAACATGTAGACTTTACATATAGTTTGCCGTCGTTCATTATTAGAACCTTTCTGGTTTTGAAAGATATTTGATCCTAATTATACCTTTTATTGCCAGTAGTTGTTTTCTGATGCGTAAAAGTGCATTCAACATGTCCACTTTTATATCCGGATCTGGGGACTTGTATGGATCAAGATCAAACTTCATAGATACTATATTATAGTCAAGATTTTTGACATTTTTATGCTGTTCAACATTTATAATAGTAACGCCAGTTACTGCACGAATGTCAGACAACACATCTTCTTTATAACGATCAACGTTACGATCAATAACCATCAATAAACTTATCTTCAACTGACTTTCATCAGCAGCTTCATTTATTTTATTGGTATATCGTTTGAAGCTCTCAAAAATCTCTTTCATAAATATAAATAGACCTTTCACAATAAAAAAGGCGACACCTGTGTCGCCCTAGTGTATTTTCACCATCCGGAATAACAAGAATACACCATATATAAATATTATTCAATAATGATATGTTTTGTTTTATTTTGTTTCTTTTTTACAAGAGTTATTGTCAAAATACCATTTTTACTTTCAGCCTTTATGTCGTCCAATTGAACAGAATGATCCAGTCTCCACTTGCGAACAAACTTTTTATCTTTTATATCGCATGATAGTTTTAGAATATCATCAAAAACTTCTAATTTTAGTTCTTCTTTTGAATAACCTGGAACAACTACTTCTATTTCAGTTTTTGTATTATCATTCTTTACATAATCGTAAACATAAGCGTGTCCGAATATGTCTCTGTTCTCATAGGAGAAAATCTCGTCTAAAAACTTTGATAAACTTGATGAATAATGCATAAAATACTCCTATATTTTTTCTCCCTCTCCCCACAGGAAGGGATTTTGACGATCATCAGTAATAAATTGAACTATTACACGATCATCTTTGTATTTTATATCATATTCACCAGTTATCTTTGAGACAAGTGGTTGGATCTTGCCATATTTAGGTTTTTGTGATTTTTTTGTTTTCCGAGCAGGCTCTGGAACATAGTTTAGAAAATCTAAACAACTATCAATAAGTTGTTTAGATGACATACCTTCATCAAAGTATTTTTTGTGATCTACTTTTAGATAAGCACAAAAAACCCATTTACTTACACCAAACTCTTCAAAAGCATAAACGCTGCTACTGTAAAGTCCATCACGAACTTCTTCATCTGTTGTATATTGACTTTTTTTGATAGGAATAAAGCTACATTCAATCATTTAGAAACTCCTGAGAATGCAAAAATGTTTCAAGGCTATCACAGCCACCAATAAGACGTGTAATAAGTTGTGTTTGATAAACAACTATTGGCACAGTGGGATGATTCGTATCTTGTTTCATTTTTTGTAAAAACTCTTCATTTTTATCCATCACTACCACTACAAATGGTATATTTTTTTCATCAAGCAAAGAGATAGCCTTTTTACAAAAAGAACAATCAGTAAGAATATAAACTGTAAAAAAGTTTTTCATCAGTCTTTTAGAACCTTTTTGCTTCTTGTTACTGGGGCGGTTGTTCCATTTAGTTGCTGCTGAACTTCACTTGGAGAACCAATAACAACAAATACTCCTCTTGTTGTTTCCACGCGACTCATTTGTTGACCAGAACGATTATATTCTTCATTGATAGATACAACATGCTCTGGATTTACCAATAGATCTCGTGTTACAAAACTGGTTTGAGAAACAAGTCTTCCATGTTCATCTATTTGACTTGAATCAATCTTTTGAGCTTCTTTTAGTTTTATTAGCATTTTATCCTCTTTATTTTAGTTCTAATACTTCTGATTCTTCTACAAAACGCTCACCAATACTATCAATATAAGTCTTGATATAAATTCTACTATTTATAACTTTTCTTTCAAGAAATATACCACGTTTTGGCTTATTTAGTATAGTTCCTATTGGCAAACCAGCATTACATACTTCGTTTGCCACAAACACACCTTCTCTGATCCATATAGGATCACCTGGTTGAGATGTTATCATGTATTTCCTCTTCTTGCTGAAGTTCTACTGCTTGTTCTGGTTTGTTATCAACTTTTTCAAGTGGTTTTTCAAAAACCGAAACAAGCCCAGAAGAGATAGAAGCAACATCACCAAGACGCATATCAATTTTATTCAGCAACATTTTTGCATCATCAAGAAGTGGTAGAGAATGTTTTAGATTTTGTCTATCACTTTCATTGAAAACATCTGTATCTGATAGTGTTTTCTTTACCATCAAAACAAGTTTTCTTAGTTGTTCCAAATTTGACACTACTTGGTCCATGGTTGCTGCTGTAATGTCAGCAACATCGCTAATGTCAGAATTAATTTGAATCTTTACGATCTGGCTCATTGTTTCTCCCGCTGTATAAGACTACCAGTCACCTTGTCATATGTCAAGTATCAATGACGGCAAAGTTTGTTGTGATAAGTGTTGTTGCAACACTTGTGGCATTTTGTAATGCAGCTCGTGTTACTTTTGCTGGATCAATAACACCAGCGGCAAGTAGATCACAATACTTTCTTGTAGCAATATTGTAACCAACACCTCGTTTTTTGATATTTGCTATAATAACATCTGCTGGTTCATCAGCATTTTTCAACATTTGACGAAGTGGTGCTTCAACAACTTGTTGAATGATCTTGAAGGCCACTTGTTGCTGTTCGTTTTCAAGGTTTAGTTCTTTTAGTTTTAGTTTACTAAATGCTTTGATAAGCACAACACCGCCACCATCAACAATACCTTCTTCTTGTGCTGAACGAACTGCTTCAAGAGCATCCTCTATGCGATGTTTTGTTTCAATCATTTCTACTTCGGTTGTTCCACCAACATGAATAGTGGCAACACCACTTGAAAGACGAGTGATGCGTTCTTGTATTTTTTCACACTCACCCATATCTTCTGTTATTTTGAACTCTTCGCGCAAAGATTCAATACGAGAAGAAATAACTTCTGGATCACCTTCTCCACCAACAATAGTGGTCCAAAGTTTATTGCTTTCAACAGTTTTAGCACTACCAAGATCGGTAAGTTTTACATCGGCAAGTGTTTTGCCAGTTTGGGCTGAAATAAATGTAGCACCAACTGCAATAGCCATATCTTGTAGTGTATTGAACCTATCACGACCATATGAAGGTGCTTTGATAGAAGCAACTTTCATGCTTCCACGCATAGCATTCACAATAAGAGCAGCAAGTGCTTCACCAAATATATCATCAGCAACAATAACAAGTGCTCGCTTTGCCCTTGCAGCAAGTTCCAGTGTAGGCATTAGTTGTGAAATGTCATCAACTCTTTCGTCTGTTACAAGAAATAGTGGTTTTTCATGCTTCATAATACCAAGTCGTTCATTTGTAATAAACTGACCGGCAGCAATACCACCTTTGAAACGAAAACCTTCAACCACTTCAAGTGTGGTTTGTAAAGACTTTCCTTCTTTTATTGTAACTGCTCCATCTTTACCAGTTAGATCAACTGCTTCGGCAATCAACTTACCAATAGCAACATCGCCATTTGCTGAAATGGTAGCAACATTTTCTACATCTTCAAGTTTCATTACTGGTTTGGCAAGTTCTTTTACTTTTACAGTGAGAGCACCAACAACTTTATCTATGCCTCGCTTTATTTCTATTGGAGAAATACCAGCAGCAAGATATTTTTGACTCTCAACAAGAATAGAACGTGCCAATACTGTTGATGTTGTTGTTCCATCGCCTGCTGTATTTGCTGTTTCTTCTGCTGCTTGTTTCATTATTTGAACAGCAACGTTGGCAACCGGATCATCGGTTATAGTTATTGCTCGGCTGACTGAAACACCATCTTTTGTGGCAAAAGGACGACGATCTCGTTCGTGTATAATGACTGTGCGACCTCTTGGTCCCATTGTGGAAGCAACATTGTCTGCCAGTATATTGATACCTTGCAATAGTTTATCATTTAGTGCTTTTTCACGACAAAATACTTTACTCATCTAAACCTCGGGTTTATGAGACATTATACGATCATTTTTTAGGAAGTCAAGCGGTTATATTAGGATTTAACTATACCACTTATATTTTGTTTAACTGCTTCTGCATTATCTATTGCTTTATTTGCAGATGTATCGTCTTGCCCTTTATCTGTAGAAAAATATTTTGTTATATTGACATTTAATTGTTGTAAATTTGTCAAAACATTTTGATACATTTTCGCTAAACCATTGCTAAATTCAACTTGTTGTTTATTGTACATATCTACCTCGCCCAAATTCAATAAATCTTCAACAATATATGTCTTAAAATATCTATTTATTGGTATTTTAAATCTTGCTTGTGATGATTGTTCTGTAGATTGTTCTGTAGATTGTTGTGCTTCATTTTGTGAAGTAATTTGAGAACCCTTAAAAGGACTCTCGCCAGATTGTACTACTGTTTGATCTCGTAATCTCTTGGCAATCTCTTTTACTTTTTTTACAATACCGGTAGCGTATTTAACAGCATCATCGTATTTAGGAATCTCAGGAAATTGTTTTCTATAATCTGGGAAATTATCTCTCAAAATTTTATCAAGTTTGTTTAAATCTTTTTTATCTTTTTGATTGCCTTCTATAGCAGCAATTAATTTTGCCATTTTGGAAGACTCACCACCCTTGGTTGATAAAAATTCTTGTGCAGGTATGTTTGCTCCACCGACATTTTCTACATCTTTTGCAATATCAAGCTTTGTTTTATCTGTTGCTATAGAAAGCTGTTCACCAGATAACACTAAAAATAGTGATTTTGGCATATCGGAAGATATATCTGCTTTTCTTTTAAAGAGCTTCCAATTTTTAGAAGATATACCTTCAACCAAACTATAATTGGTTGTCAAAAAAAGTTCAAATTCTTTTTTTCTATCTTCTGTAATATCCGGAATACAAGATACTCCAGTTGTACCTAATTGTATAACACCATTACCTATTGGATGGCAAATTATATATGAAATAAAATTTACTTCACCCTGATTTATTTTAGATAAAAGATTTGTAATTGAACCCTTTATTTCTAATTGGCCTGATTCTAAAAATTTTAAACTATAAGCAGTACCTTTTACTCCTTTTATATCTGCTATTTCAGTAGCTTCGTCGCCAGCAACTTGTGCAGTTGGAGATATAAATGGAGCAAAAACATATTCAAATTGCTTTCCTGGATGATCAGTAAAGTAAGATAACTTCTTTAAAACATTTAACATCATAAGACTAGAAATAGTTTGAGTTATATCTTTCTTTGTTGAACCAGCATCTGGAATTGAAATAAATTTAGTATAGTTTTTTAATTTTGCTATTCTGTCTTGCCAGCTATCTCCTGCTCCAATATTTTTCATTATTTCGTTAACAAGTTCTCTTTCATTTGTCTCTGGTTTCATTAAATTTGGATTTGTCATTAATGAATATAAATCAGGCACCGGAACTTCAAGTGACTTGACACCTCTCTGAATTTCATAGCCAGGTGATACGGTATTTTCGCCGGCTTCTGCTACTGTTGTCGGCCTTACTTGTGGTAAATTATCAACATTGTCACCATATCCTGGTTCATCTGCTCGTTCATTTCTAACACCCTGAGCGCCATACATTCTTTGATGTATATTTATAGACTGTGGGTTTTCTTCTAAATTGCCAGTATCTAATTTAGAAGTATATTGATAAGACTCTTGAAGAACAAGGTCAATCTCGTCAAGTAGATCGTTTAGTTCTAAAGTATTACCTTTATATTTGTTTTCTATCAACTTGTCAATATCAACCTTGTTCTTCATAGTATTGCCTCTTATACTCAAATAATTATGTCGGCAATACCATAACGGACCGCTTCTTCAGCAGATAGATAGATATTTACCTTTCTTTCAAACAGTTTCTTGATAAACATCTCACTCATTTTTGTTTCAGCAGCAAGACACTTGATATACTTTTGCTGTGTGTGTTCAATCTCTTGAATCTCGTTCATCATTTCGTGATGAGGACCGCTTGTTCCTGCACTAACTTGATGAACCATTACGCGACAGTTTTTACCGATCTTGCGCTTACCTTTTGTTCCACTTGCAAGAAGAAGAACGCCAGCACTCATAACTTGACCAAGACCAAATGTTTCAATATCACAGTCTTTGCGAACCATACGCATTACATCATAAATACTAAACATGTCGCTTGCACGACCACCGGGAGTGCTGATAACAAAATCAATAGGTTGTGAAACCTCATCAAACTTTACATCAATAGGAGCTTCAAGATCCTCGTTGTCAATAGCTTTTTGAAGTTTTTTCCTTTGTGCGGCTGACAGCGGACGCGGAACACTTTTGATTCGTGTTTCATGTAGATGAAGCAGGCTGTATACAACTACTTCTGCTTTTTCACCATCAAGCTCTGAATACAGACCGATCTTTCGTCCTTCTTCTTTACCTGCCGTTAGTGAACGCATAAAGTCATCTTCAACGGCTTTGGCTGTTTTGCTTGGTGGTTTTTTCTTTGTAGTTTTGTTTAGCATTTTATTTCCTTTGTTGTTATTCATAGTTCTTCGTGACCGGTATCTTCATCATCTGCAAAGTTGTTATAAGCAACCGTTAGATCACTCAATAGTTTTGAGTGTTTACTATCAAGATGCGGCTTATCTTCAAGCCACTCAATAAACTCGGAAAGAGTGCGATCAACACCATTCCATTGAACAAGGTTTCCTGCCGTAATCTTTTTCATTTTCTCCTCTTGGTTAGTTTGGGTATTGAACTTGCTTATCTTTTATTGATAAACTTTTTCTGCTGGCCGGATGAGTTAGATAAGATGTGGTTGTTATAAACGGTATGTAGTAGCCTTTGCCTTCGTATATTTCCAAATATTCAACAAAATCAGAACATATACCGCTCTCAAGCATATCAAAGAAATCATCCTCTGACATAGTCTCATCCTTTACATCTGACCACCACCACATCATATTAGCATGTTTCCTTTTGTTAGTCAAGAGTTTGCTGGATGACTTTTATATCTGAAAGGTGTTCTTCGCTTGTTCCTTTTAGTTGCCAGCAAACACATATCTTTTCGTATATTCCATCTTCTATGATGTCATATATAATTCCAAGTCCATGCGGTTCTTTTGGGGACCATGCTGGAACAACAAGATCTCCTATAACAAACATTTGGCTTCTAAACTTTTTGAATCGCATTTGTTACCGCCATAGAAACTGTTTCATTACTTTGCGCTCTTACATCAACAATAAAGACACCATTTGTTTTCACCGGGTCCTTTAGTAAATATGCATATTCAACCGTATTTCCTTGAATATCAAGGATTTTTATTATATCTCCACATTTTAGAGATGTTTTTTTACTTATCGTAAAACTCTGCAATATAGGCTCGCTTTGCATATCTTCCTTTGGAGAATATCTGGCTGCAATATCGTATCCTTTCTGCTTGCAATAGATTGTTCGCTACTGCTTCTGCTCGTGGTCCATGAAGTATAGCCATTCGTGGCTGAAAAGTCACTATAACTGCTTCTGCGCCATATCCAACAGAATGAAGGGCATTATTTAGTCTTTTTATGTATTCAACATACTCATTTATTTTTGCTTTGGCATCGTCGGGCATTGTGACCTTTCTGCTTACAAATTGAACATGTTCGTTGTCCTTTCTCCTCAACAATAGTAGCAGTCGGAACAATAACTTGCGCTGCTACTTCTTTACGATGAAAATCCCGGCAAGTCGCGGCATTGTGACCTGGCTTTTTACATTTTGAACAAACCCGTTTGCTTGCAGGTTGTTCTATTGCCTTTACTTCTGTAACAATTTGTTTTTTTGCTTTTCCTTCACGATCAAGAATCTTTAGGTTGAAGTCTCTAAATGACTTTACCCACTCTTCCCACTTTTCTGTGTCTGGAAACTTTTTTACAAAGAAAAGGATCTGACCATTGTTGTTCCATCCTTCTCCGCTGGTATTCCAGTCAGAGAGTTTTTCTTCAACATAGTCTCTTGTTGCATTATCAGGCACATTATTTACCTGAATACGGTAGATATGTCCTTCATCATCTGCTGTATATTTCCACGCTGAACCGGCGAGCATTTCTACACCTCCGACCCCTACCATAGCACACGCCGACCGAACGGTCAAACCAAAGACAAAGCCGGGAAATAATCCCGGCTTGCCTTGATTTCTTTATTTTAGAGACTTATCAGCGTTTCTTTTTTGATTCTTTTACAAGACGGGCAGCAACTCGCTTGGTTAGTTTTTCAACCATTTCTTCAAGTTTTGCTTCCATCATTTTTTCATCTTCTGCTGCAGGTGCTTCTGGTGCCATGTCTGCTGGTGGAGCAGCTTCTGGTTCCATTTCTTCTTCACCTGATTGAACATCCATCTCAACGCCATATTCTTGTGCTATTTGTGAAACAGCGCCAAGGATTTTTTGAATGGCATCTTTTACAGTTTCTTGATGTTCTTCGCTTTCACCAGCAGCGTCGCTACCAGTCATTTCATCATCTGCTTCCATTTTCATTTCTTCTTCAACATTTTCACTAACAACTTCATGTTGGCTGTTGTTCTTTTTTGGAGCATTTGAATGATCTTTAGCTTCAATGCTATCTGGCTTGTCGGAGTGATGAGTTCCGGCTTTTAGTGGTTTCATTTTGGCGTCTGGAGCGGCGTGTTTAGCAGCATCCATTTTGCCTGGTTTTTGTGGGGTAAGTGTTTTGGCTTCTTCTTTTACTTCGCCATCTTCTTCAACTTCTTCTTCAAGAGCTTTTTCGTCTTCTTTTTCGTCTTCTTTTTCGTCTTTTTCTTCCTCATGTTCGCTTTCTTTGAGGAATTTATTGGTCAGTGGTTGCAGATTCGCAAGTTTCATAAAGCTGCGAATAGTGCTTTCTTCTAATAGTTTTTTCTTACTCATTACATATCTCCCTTACTAAATAAAGAAATCTACCAGTAAATAGTGCTATAAATCCAGAAATCCAAAAATATTATTGTTTATCTATCAATCTTTCTAATAATTTTGATAAAATCATTTGATCTTTGCTGATTTCTTTGTTCTGTCTTACCATATCTTCAAGCAATCTTGTTTGAACTTCGCTATTTTTGGCAAGTATGTTTATTGCTTTTACATTTTCTTGCAATGCTTCTTCCAACGAACGACGAACATACCATATTTTCACACCATCTTCATCTGACTTATCGTGCCATTCAAACATGGTTTTATTCATATTGTATATTCCATCTAACTTATAATCAAGTCTTTCCAATTTATTTTTGGCACTTTCAATATCGTCTTTCATTTTATGTATTTTATTATCTGTTGTTTGAAGATTTTTATCTTTCAACCATGTAAAAACTTCTTTCATGGTAAGTAAAAAAAGAGGTATTATTAGGCCACCGATAATCAATGTATATTGCTGTTCCATTCATAATACCTCCGATAAAATACGATACACATATATATAGTTTTTATTTTGATGTTATTCAGTCTAATATTTTTAGAACTTTATTGATCTTGCCAACTGCTTTATCTTGTATTTGCTTTATGCGAACAAAGCTTACGCCCATTATATCTCCTACTGTTCGCAGATCCATGCTTCCATGCTTATCAACGGCAATAAAAGTGCAATTTAGGCTATCATTGTGCTCTATCCAATAACGACAATCAGTATTGGGACATTCTGTTTCTAACTCTATACATTTTAGGCTACATTTTCTCATATTTTTCTCACTTTCATATTGCGTTGGGCGAATAAGAAAAAACAACTGTATCTATTTCTGGACAATTCTTGAGCAGTTCATTTCGCACAAAATCGGTAAAGCGATCTTCTTGCTGCAAGTCAACAAGTTTCTTATTGCGATATAGTTTCCAAGTGTTTACTTGCTGTAGTATATCTGTCTTGTTTATAATAAGTTCTCGCACACCATTTATTCTTGATGCTTTGATAAGTTGATCCATGTCAAGAAAATCAACTTGTCTTGGTCTTCCAGTTGTAGCTCCATATTCCATTCCAACTTCACGGATCTTGTTGAATATCTCGCCATCTGGTTGAAATTTTTTCGCTCCAACATATGTTTGATATGCTTTTGTTACGCCATAAACAGTTCTTACTGATTGAGCCGGAACACCATTATTTACAACACCACCAACATTACAAGTGGAAGAAGTAACATAAGGATAATCACCCCAGTCAATATCAAGACCAAACGCTTGTGCTCCTTCAAAAAGGGCAACAACTGGAAAATCGCTGCTGTGAAGCTCGTCATAGATATCTGTAACATTTATTTCTGAATCGTTTAGCTCTCCAACTCTCAAACCCTTACGATCATACTTGTCACGATATGCCGGTCCCGTTCCTCTGCGAGTTGTACCTATTTTTGTATCCCTACCGTCTTCATCTAAATGTTCACTGGTTATAACATGGCAACGCTTGTCAACAAAAAGATGTTTTTTTACATCTATTCCTGCTGTTTCTAACTCTTGGATTTCGTTTTTTAGAAGAGTTGGACTAACAACGCAACCAGGACCAATAACAGAACGTATGCCTCTTATAACGCCAGAAGGAATAATGTGGGTTACAATCTTTTTTCCGTTATGAAAAATGGTGTGACCGGCATTATGCCCTCCTCCAAATCTAACACAATGGGTGTATTCACTGCTTTGTAATAGGTCGTGGGTTATTTTACCCTTACCTTCATCTCCAAAGTTCAATCCAACAATAACATCAGCCAACAGTCGCTTTTTCATAAACCACCTTCTTGGTCTTCCAAGTCAAAAATATCATACAGATCGTCAATCTCATTTTCATCAAGACCAAACTTCTGCATCTCTATTTTACCATCTTCTACCTCGCTGTCAAGCACTTCTTCTTTCCATTGAGCATATCCTTTGCTTTTGCGATATGCTTTTAGAAAAGCACGGATATTTGGTTCATCATCAAGAAACGCTGTTATGAGCGAAGTGAAGAACTCTTTTCTTGTAAGCTCTTCGTGTCGTAGCTTTATCAATAGACGAGCATATTCACCATCAACTGTTTCAACAAAGTAAAGTTTGCAAGGAACATGTCCTCTTTGTGGCTTTTGTTCTTGTTTTTCGTCAGTCATATATCACTTTTTATTCAAAATATGTGTAAAACTCTCACCTAAACCAGCACTTGTCTGCTGAATGAATTGAACTTTACCTGATAGTTCTGTGAAGTTTCTTGCACCGGCATATGAAAATCCACTTTGAATATTTCCACGGATATCATCAAGAATGTTTTCAACCGAACCTTTATGTTTGATGAATGTAGAAATGCCTTCTGGTGCTGAACTTTTACCACGCCAGTTTGTCTGCGCTTCTCGGCTGGCCATACCACGATAGTTCTTCATCTTTACACCATTACCATCAACAAATGTTTCTCCTGGACTTTCATCTGTTCCGGCAAGCATTGAACCACACATAACAAAGTGAGCACCAGCAGCGAATGCTTTTACCATGTCGCCACTATTCTTGATACCGCCATCTACAATAAGTTTTGTTTTTCCACTCCTATATGCCTGTGATTGAACACAATCAAATATGGCAGCAAGGTTCGGGACACCAAAACCTGTTTGTAGTCGTGTTGAACAGATAGAGTTATGAACTATGGTTCCGCGAACATTATATGAATGATCTTCACTTACAGTCAGATCATGGACGGGTCCTTTATAATGTTTTGTTTCAATTGATGTTATTTCTTTTAGTTTGAACTTCATACATATCCTTTATTATTTGTATTTCTTTTAGAAAATCTACTTCTCTTTTTTCGTCTTCACGAACACGATACAAGTTGTATCCATTAGATAACGCTGTTTGTGTTTTCACATCATCATTATTCTTTACTAAATTGTGCCAATAATAGCCATCATACTCTATCAAGAACTTGTCGTCAACAAGAAAATCAAAGTAATAAAATGATATTTTATATTGTCTTTTTATCTTGTCACTACCAAAAAGATTACACAGTAAAGTATATAAAGTTTCTTCTCCAACACTTGTAGCATTTTTATATTTTTTTCTAAAAGCAACTTCTTCGAGTTCTTCTTTGGTGCAAGCAACATATTTGATAAAATACTTTTTTAGCACTCTTGAATCAACTTCATATTTTTTTTTCAAAGTTGCAAGAGTTTCGTGTGTATCCCTATATTCTTCATATATAAGTTTTATCTTTTCTTCTGTTAGGTTCAATCTTTTGAGCAAACGTTCTTCTACTAACTCTTTATTATTTTCACGAAATAGTGCATTTGCTTTATTTATTTTATCAAGAGTTTCTTTGTCGTGTTGCTTACCATAAAATGGATTTTTATCTCCAACCATCTTTCCAATAAGTTTTTCTCTTATTTTACCCACAGTTTCTTTACTGTGTGTTTTTCCAGCGAAAGGATTTCCATTTCCTTTTAGTCTTTTGTTGTAACATTGTCTATTGCAATATTTTTGTCTTTTATCTTTGTGGGTAAAAACAACTCCACAAATAGAGCAAACTTTTTCAGTCTTCATGGGTGTAGCCTCCTAATGTATATAGGAGGCACTCATACATTTACTACCTACTCCAACTCAATAAGAAGATGTTTTTCGATATCAAGTTGTTCTGCATGAACCCATCGGGCAAACAGATGAATATTATCCTCATTTATGAGATTGGCATTTTCCTTATCAACAACATAAAACTCGTGGTTTTTGGTGCAGTCAATACCGTTGATAGAAAGTATTTCTTCATCCCTATCAAATACAAGAGTGTCAATAACTGGTTGTAGTTTTCCTGTATGGCTGAAAACTTTGTCTCCAACGCAAATATCTTCTATTTTCTTCAAGCCACTTTCAGTATTTACAAGAGTTCCTGGGACGAAACAGCCTCCACCAATACCAACACGAATGCTATCGGCACCCCAATCGCTCAAATCCTGAAATGCTTTGCCAGTGGCAACATTACCAGCCATAAGGTGAAAACTTGATCGTTGGGGATGTTTGTTTATTTTATCCATCGCTTCTTTTACATTTTGATGATGACCGTGAGCAACATCAACACAGATGATATCAACACCACACTTTACAAGTTCGCAGGTTCTTTCATAAAAATCACCAGTTGAACCAACAGCAGCACCAATAAGTTTAGCGCCTTTGTTTTTTGCTTCCCATACAAGTTTTGCTTGATGTTCAGCTGAATTGTATCTGTGAACAATACCAAGACCACCATGCTTTGATATGGTTACAGCCATATCCACTTCTGTTACAGTATCCATAGGAGACGAAATAACAGGTAGTGTCAGTGTTCTTTCTTTATCTAAACTGTTGTCAAGTTTTACTTCGCTTCGGCTTGTTATTGTGCTAAAAGCCGGAACAAGTAGAACATCATCAAATGTCAGTGCTGTTTGAATCATTTCTTTTCTCCATAAAATTCTTCAACAAGTTTTGTTGCTTTATGCCAGCATTCTGGACAATACAAGTTACATTTTTGCTCTTCATTCTTTACAACAACAAACCAAGACTGAACTTGTTCTCTGTTCTTTCTATCAAACGGAGAGTTACAAGTCAAGCAATGATCTGGAAGGCGATCAAACATATTCAGTTTTTGTTTGAGGTCTTTTTCTTTATCTTTGTGAGATTTTGTTTCTGATTTTATTGGTTTCATTTGTTTGCCATGCTTTTCATTTGTGGCTGAACCGGAGTTTTACTTGGACCACTAAACTCTATAATCATTGATGGGAATGGAGCACTGTTTTTACTACCTCCAAACTTCAATCTTCCACGGATAAATGTTATACTTTTACAAACAAATGGATCAAAACAAAACTCATGGATCCATTTGCTGTCCATTCTTGCTGGGACGAGAAGTATACTTGTCGTACCGCTGCTAAACGCTTCGTGATATGCTTTACTTACCCAGTCATAAGTTTTTGAATATGGTGGATTGATGAAAACTGTTTCTCCGCTCCAACTTTGTGATAGTCCATTTTGTGCTTGTGTATAGTGTTTAGCACACTTATTATTTGTACCATCACTTGCTGGATCAAGCGTGAAGTTGTGAGTTTTATTTAGTTTATCAAATAGCCATTGTGGAGTCGCCCATTCGTCACTCTTGCTGCTAAACAAAACATTTATATCATTTTTATTCATTTATTTCTCACTTCTTTCCTTGATCTGTGCTGCCAAAGCCGCCAGTTCCACGATTGCTAATGGCAATATCATCCTTGTAAAGTTCATCTTTATCAACTTGGATGGGACGAACATGGATAACAGGATAAACAACAAGTTGTGCGATTTTATCTCCTGGATGGATAATCTGTGGGTTTCTCCCAACATTGTGCAACAGCACAACAACTTCTCCACTGTATCCCGGATCAACAACTCCACCACCAACAAGCAGTTCTTTTTTGGCAGACATTGAACTGCGATTTTTTACTTCTGCACAAAAACCATGTGGCACAGCGAAGCTCAAACCTGTTCGCAGTTTCATGTTTTGATTTGGCATTATAACAACGCTGCCTGCTGGCATGTTCTTTTGTTCATCATGAGTTCCTTTCGGAACATCCGGAGAAAAGAAAAGATCAAGACCAACATCGCTTGGGTTTGCTCGCTGTGGAGAAAACACATTTTCATGTAGTTCAGTATATTCTAACAACATCTTATCACCATTCTCCCTTCTTAAATTGCATTTCATATCCACCGAAATCTTCGGTAAGACGCATAAGCTTAACAACAGGTTTACATTCATGCAACATCACACGAAAGTCAATGCCCATCATATTTTCACTAATAACTTCTTTTTGCTGTCCAAGTATTTCTTTTTTCATGTTTTCTTTGTTCACGCTTTTTCCACCTTTTCTTTTATCTTGATTGTTAGTTGTTTTATTTTATTGATATTATTTTGATGAGATTGTATATCAATATATTCTTTTGAATGCAATGAAAAATCATATGCTTTCATAGTAATCTCAACATTTTTTATGTATGCCAGTATTTCTTCTTTTAGTTTTTCGTCCATTTGCATTCATCCGATAAGTTTGAAGTTTTTACCAATACTTCTTGTGCTGAATCCCCAATCTTCTTGGTAATCAAGCTTAGAAACATATGGTCTATTGACATGTATAGTATCTTTCTTTGGATCAAAAGCCCAGCATTTGATCTTTGTAACAATATTTGTATCATCAATAGCTTCTACAATCAAATAGTTCTTTCCATTTTTTGTTGTTTTCTTTTCTATGCTTTTTGGAATAAACCAACAGACACCAAGGTCTGGATCAAATGACCCAAGTGGTGGAATCATTTTTTCTTCCAGTTTTTGCTGGACTTCGGGAGAAACTATCATACTGATTGGATACACACCTGTCAACTCCAAAGTGTTGAGAATCTTTTCATCTCTGCTGAAATCACCTTCGGGAGCATATGTTTTAATGTTTTCTGTTAGATTTTCTGGCTTTCTTGGACGATCAACAGCAATAGCGGACCAAAAATGTTTACCTCCTGCAAAACGAGCATCCATCAAACTCACAAGTGCTTCACTACGACAAAGAGCGTCAATATTCTTTTTATTGAGTTTGCTGTAACTGATCCGTGGATGAAAAAGAAAATCTTCAACTGTTTTGAATGGGCGATGATCCAATATTTCTTTTATTGCCGCATCTCCAACACCTTTGATTGCTGACAGTGGTTGAACAAGTGTGCGTCCATCATCGCTGATTTCCCATACTTTTCCGGACTTGTTGATATCAACGCCTTGAACTTTATATCCTGCTGCTTTTACAATATTTACTGCTTTTTCTTTCTTTGTATCCGGTTGACTATCAAGATAGGCAGCAAGCCATTCACTTGGATAATAGTTATAAAGCCAAGCACACTGATAAGAAATAATAGAATAGCAAACAGCATGGCTTTTATTGAAACCATATCCAGAGAAGTAAATAAACTTCTGCCATAGTTTTTCACCAACTTGTTTTCCAATGCCTTTATCTATACAACCATTGATAAACTTTTCGTGTAGTTTATCTTTTACCTCTGCTTCTTTTCCTGTGCCTTTTTTTGTTAGCACTTTTCGCAGAGAGTTGCCCTCATCAAGAGAAATATCACGACCAAGTTTATGAGCGAGTAGAGCAATCTGCTCCTGGAAGACGAGGTAGCCATATGTTTCTTGCGTTGCCTCCTTGATAAGTTCGTGTTCGTAAATAACACTATCTGGATCGTTCTTGCTTTCGGCAAACGATTTATCTACGCCAGCAGACAGAGGTCCGGGACGGAAAATAGAAGTGATAGAAGAAATATCTACAATGTTGTTAGGTTTTACACGCTGACAAAAACTTTGAGCACCGACCTCTGTAAACTGAAAAATACCTGGAAAACTTCCATTGTGGAATATATTTTTATATACTTCACCATCATTCATATCCAGCACATCTGGATGTAGATGTTGATTGTAAAAACTTTTTACATCTTCAAATGTTGGATTTTTTACACCCTTGTGTCTTCGCAGAATATGAAATACAGCCTTTTCCATTGTAGAAAGAGTTTCAAGACCAAGAACATCAAACTTGATAAAACCCATTGGCTCAAGATGACGAACATTTTGACCTTCTGCCCACGGAGTTTGACGAACACCCTTGCTATTGATTAGTGGCATCCATTCGTCAAGGTTTTCTCCTACAACTATTCCACCAGCATGACGAGATGCGCTACGGATTGAACCATAAAGTTGATTTACATGTGTTTTGATGTTTGGGTATTTATCCAAAAAGTCTTGAAGTGTTTTTGAATATTTCATTACCTCATCAAAAGTTGGAGTATAAACACCAGCAGTAATACCATGCTCTGCTTTCGCTTGTGGTGTTGCTTCAAACAACATTTTACTGGTTACAGCATTTACTTCTTGAAAATCAACACCATAAAACTTACCAATATCTTTGATAAGAGAGCGAAGTTGTAGCGTGTTCCAGTTTGTAATTGGAACAACACGGTTTTCTCCCCATTCTTCAATAAGGTTTTGCTTTAGACCCATCGCGTCACTTACATCATAGTCAATATCTGGATAGTCTGTTGCTGTTGATGACAAGAATCGTTCAAACTGCAGTTTATACTTGATCGGATCAACTTGTGTAATACCAAGAACATAAGCAACAAGAGAACCTGCTGCTGAACCGCGACCGGGACCAGTAAAATAACTTTTGTTTGCCCGATCAGAAATGGCCTTCATTGTCACAAAGTATTTTGCGAAACCACGATCTTTGATAACTTTCAACTCTCGCAAAAGCCTATCGTGATATTCTTTATTGCTCCATTTTTTCATATCGCGAAGGGCATTTTCAGCAAGGTCATCAAGTGTTTGTTCCGCTGTTTTTCCTTCTGGAAGAAGGAAGTCTGGCAAACGAACTTGGTTATCTGGATAAAATGTTTCAATACGATTATGAGCGATATGGTACGTTTCCTCTATAGACTTGAGAACAAGTTCATCATCATAGTGAACACCACACTTAGCTGAATATTTCTTATATGCCTCCCACATTTGATCGCCATTTTTTGGATATAGCTCATATTCCATATCATCAATAGAGTTTGGCAGGTTTGTATCTATTTGTCTTCCAGAAGACATATAGGAAATACGCTTATAGATCTCTCTATCTTTCCAAGCATCTGGTGAAGGATAATGACTATCTGCTGTACTAATAAGCTTTACACCAAACTCCTCGCATACTTGAACAACATATTTATTGATTTCATGCTGAATGGGCAAGCCATTCCATTGAAGTTCGCCATACCAACGATCACCAAAGATATCAACCATTTTCTTGGTTGTTCCTCGCATGGCGTTTAGAACAGCATCCGTTCCTGCTTCACGGTTTTCCCAATAATCAGTTGATAAAACGCCACCCATACAAGCGGAACTTGCGATGATGCCTTCATTATATTGTTTCAGCATTTTATAGTCAATACGAGGAAAGCGATAATAGTTTTCGTTGTTGTAACTCATAGAAATGAGTTTATAAAGGTTGTTTAGACCCTGTTGGTTTTGTGCCAGAAGAACAAGATGCGAACGCTTGTTTAGAATACTTTTCTTGCTTTTCTTTGTTTCTTCTTCGTCCTCAACAAAGGCTCCGCTGATTTCTTCATCATCTTTCTTGGCTTTTGTTGTTTTCTCAATATTTTCCTTATCTTTTCTCCACTGATCCAGATCCGGATGGAAATACATTTCACAACCATAAATGGTTTTGATGTTCTTGCCTTCTTTTGCCATTTTCTTGGCATGAAGAACAAGATAAGAAATACCTGCTCCTGTTCCGTGATCTGTTAGAGCAAAAGCATCAAGACCATTTTGGTAAGCAAAATCAAGATGTTGCGAAGGAAGGCCCAAGCCATCTCCAATGGCACCATTAGGAAAAGCCCGAATGTGAGTGAAGTCCAGTGAACTTGATACTCGAAACGAGCTTTTCCTTGATGCCTCCTTTCTCATTTGTGTTTGTCATTTATACCTCTTTATTGATAGAAAAATGCTGCGAATCTTGGTAAGTCAAAAAATGTTCAAGTTTTCTTTTAGTATAAGAATACCTGTCCTGGGTATGAAACTCTCTTATAACAACTCCCAGTTTATTAGACTTGACAATATATCCATTCAAACAAATACAAGGAAGAATAAGCAGATCACCAATATTATACTTCACTTATCAACTCCGTTATAAAGTTGGCTGGTATGTGTAGTTCTCGCATATCTTTTTGAGAATAACATATATATGATGTGCTTCCACTTGGGTGTTCTATGACAGATAGCACTATTCCAATAGTGTTATATAATGGTTGCATTAGTTCCAACAAAAGTGGATCTTCGTCATGAGTTGGGATGTATTCTCTGAATATAAAAACATCACCAACTTTGTATTTCACATATCACCTATTAGAAACTACACGCTCAGTCATTTTTTCCTCTGTTTGTAAACAGTAGCAAAGCCACATTGTAAGTGGCTTTGATAAGCATGTCAAGTTGTGTTGTTTAGTTGGTTATTCTACAATTGGATAATGTTTGTCTTTTCTTTTACCGCTGTCTATGTTTTCAAACCATTTTTTGGTAAAAAACAAACACTCTCCTTTTTCGTGGAAAAACTCAACCATATAAGGAATACCTTGATATTCTCGGTATTCTTTTATATATCCAAGACCTATATTGTGAACATAAACTAAATCACCAACTTGCGGTTCTTTCAAACTTCGTTCTTTCCAGTCCACTCTACTGTTAGTACCTTCATGTGACTGTCAGTCATTACAAAGAATAGTGGATTTTTTTGTTTGAACTCGGTTGCTAGTTCAAAAAAGCAAGTATTTGTTAGGTTTTTACAGTCATACTCAAACTTGAACTTTCCCTGTTTGGCATACTTTTTTACATATGAAATAATATCATTCATGTAAATTGGTATTGCTTTCTTTTCTGCAGAAGTCAGTGTATCAGACGATTTGTTTAGAAGAAGTTTCTTTTCTGCTTGTTTGGCAGTTTGTTTTATGCTTTCAAAATCAAGTTGATTATCAATATCATCAACTCTAAAAGATATTTTTTCTGGCTGTTGTTTAGGTAACATATCAAAGTCTCCTAAAGTAGTTAGGTCTGCCACAATCATTTATTCCTCCAAATCTTCTTTATCAAGACCAATCGGATTCCACTCATGATATTTCATCCAACCGGGTCGTATAGATTTATAGGCTTTTTCATTTGCCATATATTCTAAATAACCCTTCCACGAGTCTATTCGGCAATACCACGGAGTTTGCCCGACATTGTTCCCCTCCAGTGTAGCACACCCGAACACCTTGTCAAGCGTAAAGTGCCTTGCACTGTATTGTTGTTCTGCTGGTATTCTTTCTTGTGTCATACGCCGTGTTTCAGTGTTGAAACTGGCATTTGTATAAACACCTGTTCCGCTTCTTATCACTCTCCTAAACTTTAGAAAGTCTTCTTTATCAAACGTAAAAGGCAAATATTCACCATCTCTCACGGTTTTGCCTTCATATTCCATGTAATAATTTTTCTTGGAACTTATAATCCCTCTTTGCTCATATATTGTTTTTTTGGGAATAACACCATATGGAAAAGAAACAAAATATTTATCTGGCACAGCCCATGAACTTATTGTTCTTGATAGGTGAAATGCTCTCAAAGAACCATAAACAACACTCCAAGCAAGACAGTCACGCCTATCACGATCTTTTGGATGTATTGGCACATAATATAGCGATATTGGTTTTAGATGATGAGAAGGTTGTTTTTGTGCGAACTTTGCTTGAATCAAAGAGCCAAAGTCATACAACCAGTCACCCAGACGATGCCGTAAAATAGGCTGCATTTCACGATGTGCAACGATCCATATACTTTCACAGCCAGCATAGCTACAAGCCAATACAGCGTTTTCTACTGCCAATAAATCATTTGCTACTGGCATAAACGAATCGTGCCAGGGAAAGTTGAAATCAAGTTTTTGCCCTGCAACTGGAACTATTCCGGCAAGATGAAAAGAGTTTTCGTTTTTTATACCATCTTCTATATCACGCAACATATGGACTTCCTAAAGTGTTAGTTATTTTTTGCAATATTGGGTTTTTTGTTTCTTTTCGTTCTTGAAGTATTTTATTTTCTTCTTCTACTTTATCGTAGATTACTTCTCTTTTTAGAGAAGTTGCTTTTATGAGATGTTTTCTTATCCCACCCTCTTTTTTATTCTCAATAAACCCAAATACTCCTGCTGATTTTAGCATATCCACTGATTTTAGGCGAGCATATATTTCACTATATTCTTCTTTTACTATTTCAGTTTGTGTTATTGAACTTACAGCACAAATAATAGAAACACTTTTATCTATATCTGTGCGAAAATGATTGACAAAATCATCTCCACTATTTATTTGTTTTACTGTTTCAATATCTTTATTGAAAAGGTTTTTTACTTTTAGATAATCAAATACTCTCAACTTTTCAGTTGGCTTTATCTCATCATATCTAATAATATTATTATATTGAAATTCTACTTTATATGCCGACTTTCCAAAAACTGTTATCGTGTTGTTGTCATCAAAACGATAATTTCCTGCTTTTAGACTGAGCGGGTTTAGTCCGGCATAAGAAAGAAAAAAAGACAACTTGGCCCATACTTTTGATTTATTGGAACCCAGCGTATCAACATCAAGAAAAAATGGAACTTGAGGATTTACCATTATTATTGGCAAACCCTCAACATAGCTATGCACTAATGCTTCTAATGTTCCACCAAGTATCACTGTATCATAATTTAGTTTTTCTAATTTTTCCATATAAATATTTGTAATAGAATATCACAGCAACGAAAACAATGTTTAGAGAATAGTTTATGAATAACGGGTAAGAAAAATTTGCAAAAATAATATACAACAAGGTGCTGATCTCACCTATCATCCACAGCCATAGCATAGCGTGACTTGTACCATCTGCATTTTTATCTTTATAAACCTTTACTGCCTGTGGAAAAGCACAGACAGCAAGACAAAGACCACCAATCCAACCTAATAAATCCATCATAACTTTTTTACTTCATTATAAGCAGCAAGTGTTTCTGGGAAAAGATCTTCCAGTATTGTTCGCATTGCTTCCGCTACTTTTTTTGAATTTATTCATTTTCCAACTCCTCTTTTGTTTAGAATTTTCATTTTTTCATGCAATTCGCCATAAAGAGCATATCTTTCATCACTAAGAGCTTTGTTACCATTTTCTTTTTTCTGAGCCTGGAATTGTACTAATATTTCCGCTTGTTGTTTTTTTGCTAATAAAAATGGAGCGACTTTATCAGCAAAGCATACTGCTTGATTTCCAAAAACATTCCATTTATAAGTAACAGAATGTTTATCAGATTTTGGCTTTGATGTATAAATTTTACCACCAAATGTTTCTTGCAGACTCTCTATGATATATTTTTCTCTAATCTGTAAACCAGCTCTACAAAAATAAGCATATTCTCTTTTCATTCTCCATCTTTTTCCAGATGAGCGGTTTAATTCAAACCACCCTTCACCATCAAATAAACCAGCTACATACTTATAATCAAGAATCATGTTTTTTTCTCCTCTATATAAATAGTTGCTACTTTACTATGTAACCACTGTGCTATTTTTTATTTCGTAATAAGCTTTTATGGTTTCAGGATACAAATCCTCTAAAATTTGCAGCATAGCCTTAGCCACAACTTGTATCTCGTATTGTGCTCCTTCATGAGAGCGAAGATCAATAAACTTCAAAATATTATTGATATTTGCGGAAGCAATATAAGAAGTATAAAGATTTTGTGGAAGCACACCACGAGCTTGCTCACGACAAACACCTTTCTCTATTAGTTCGTTGTAAAGTCTTACAGATTCTTCATGATGATCGCGAATAGCAGAAGCGGCAGTTCTTCCTTGAACCCATTGATCAGGTTCTGTCAACCAAGGATCAACAAGTTGGTTTTCATTGCTTGCTTGCCGATTACTTTTATGTTGAGTTCTAAACTGTTTTGGTTCATAAAACTCTGGTTTGCTTTCTGGCTTTGTTAGATCGCGATAGCGATTTGACCATTCGTTATAACTCCAAGTGCGGTGACGATGATGCTGTGAACGGACAAATAGTGGAACTACACATTTAAAAGTTACAAAACAATGCTCCAAAGTTGAAGTATGCTTGTGTTTGATAAGGTAACGAATAAGTTTTTTATCCTTATCGTCTAACTCTTGTTTGTCAACACCGAATGAAACTCGAGCTGCTTTCACAATCGTAAGGTCACTTCCTACACTATCAACAAGTTCTACTTTACCAATACCATCACCATATAGTTCAATACTTTTCATTTTTACCCCGATGTTTGTTTTGAAGTTCTTCAGCAGATTGTAACAGGTCTTTAGCAGAAGTCAAGCCACTTTCCATTATATCACCATCTTGCAGCAGATGAGATAGTGCCACTTGAACACTATTGACAAATTCTATCAGTTCTTGATTTTCTTTTGCCATCTTCTTGTTTTCTTCAAGAAGAAAGTTATACATCATACTCATTTGTTTGCCTCTTACTTTCTAAAGTTTCTTTCACTTCGTCAAGCGTATAAAGCCAGTTCATTTTTATTTGAGCATCACCAACAGCAAGATCATAGGCAAGTTTCCAGTTTTTCTCTGCTATTTTGCTACGATATCTGTAGATGATAGTGGAATATGGAATACGCAAATAATGTCTATATCTCCATAGTTTGATATACCAAGGTTGATCTTGAAAACGGTCAGTCATTCTATCCACCATAGTCTTTTGATAGTTTATACTTGTCCCCATCTTTTTCTAAAATACCAATTTGTTCAAGGAACTCTAACTTTTTTTCAAGTGGTAAACCTTTGAAGTTTTCAAGACCTTTTAGGTTTTTTTGTAGAAGCTGATTTGTATGTGATAAACAACGATTACAGCCACAATCTAAAATTGGTTTAGGTGAACCACATTCACTATCCCAACTTCCACATTCTTCACATCTGTTATTCATTTCCAACCTTCTTTGGTGCAAGTAAACTCACCACAAATTTTTGTTCTTTCATCACAAGCTCCACACGCTTTAATGGTATTTTCTTTTAGTCTCTCTTCCATAGATAAGTAAGAGAAACAACCAACCGCTATTGAACCAACAATAAAACCTAAAACTGCCATCATCAAACTATCGCTATGATTATTCATCACCAACTCCTAAATGGATTATGTAATACTCCAAATATATCGGCACTTGTTATTTCAGTATAATCTATTTTTGGAACATCTGGATTTTTATAATATTTAGCCCAGTTTTCTTCTGGTCTTGTTTCACCTATATTTCTCTTCCATCCTACTTCTTCATCGTAATGATAATCGGTATGTGTTCCAACATTATCTTGGAATAGTTTATGTCTATTAAAAATAGTTTCTTTTTGTTTATCTGTTAGTTCCCAACAAGCCCAAAATGTTCGTTCTCGTTCATATAAACATTTGGCATAGAAATAGTGACCTTTACATTCAATAATACCTGATTCTGGACCATCCCAATAACTTATATGGAATAGTGGTTTTATATCCATAAAGTCATCAACAGAAATACCATATTTAGCGTAAAAGGTTCGGAAGAAATATGGTGGGTTTATTTCTGTTATATGTTTTGGAATGTCTTTTAGTTTCATTTCTTCCTCAAATCAATTTAATGGTTATGTTTTTTACTACCGCATCTTTAAATCGTTTTTGATCTGGAAGATTAGCAATAAACTCTCTTGCTTCTGCTTCTGTATTAAATAAACAGACAGAATATCCTTGTTCTAATATCTTGCCTTGGTTTAGCCAATCATATGCGGAAGATCCAAATACACCATATTTATAGAGAAGTTTAAATTGTTTTTTACCCTTCACTATCACATATTTACTAAAAATATCATCACCTAAAATATGTATCATTTTTTCCTCAGAGAAAATGGAGATAGAACAGAAATAAGAGTTGGAACCCAGAATAGATCAATATCTAAAACAAGTTCGGATTCAGGTTCTTCTGGTGTGCCTAGCCAAACTTGAACTCTATTTGCCACCATACGAGTTTTGAAAGCATCTTTAGTTTTATTTTTCATTTCTTCCTCGGGCAAATATCACAAGTAGTACAAAATGTTTGTTTCTCAAAAAGTTCTGGTTCAGAAACACACAAACCATATTGATGACATTGACTAACTTTCTTATCATATTCAGTTTCTTTTGAGAACCTTTCTCTACTTGTTTCCCAAATGATTTTTGCTTCTTGTTTTCTCATCATCGCTTCGTTTACACAATAAATCTCAACTGAATAACGACCCAATCTTGTTGCTTGAACACAGAAATCTTTTGGTAAATCAATTTCTACATTTGTTTGTCTATTTGTATCACCTTTGTATAGCGTATGATCATCGGCATATAAAGATATTTGATCTTCTCCATAGCAACCAATTTGTGGATACTTGCTGTATGTATCAAGTTCAATAATGATTAATGATGGTGTTTCAAATGAAACCCAAGCAGAATTAACAAGTATATCACCTTCTTCAATATTTATTTTGATCACTTGTTCATCCATTCTTCCAAATCAATAATATCATACCAATCATGTTCATGTCCATTAATAATACATCTCTTATGTGTTTCTTTTATCTCTCCCATTCTTGGTCCTCTTAAATAGTAATCGTGTACTTCTTCAATTTTAACTTGTGCTTCTGCTTCTTCATATGTGTTAAAACAACCAATCCAATCACCTGTTCCACTCTGTGGATAATAACCTGATCCGGCAATTAATAAAAACTTTTTCATTTATTCCTCAACAACTTAAATGTGTTTTAATATCAAGTATTCCATCAGCTTTAATCTGATTGAATGTTCCATCAGCTTTCACATATATAACATCTTTTCCTGTTGTATCATATCGTGGTGTTACTTTATTTAATACCAAAGCAATATGATCTTTTACTATTTTTACTTGTTGTTCGTTTAAAGTTGTTGTTCCCGACAACTCAAAAAAACCTTGTAGCCAATATGTAAATTGTTCAGCTGTCATTCTTTATCTCCTGTAATATCTGCTTTTACGATATACTTTTCACATTCTTCTTTTGAAGTTGAAGCGAACTCTGGTGTATATGTTGGAATTTTACTAAACTCACCATATACAAGTTCCATAAGTTGTTTTAGATTACTATATTTGTCTGGGTTCTTATAGAATGTATCAAATGCCGTATTTACAGCAACTTTTACATCCTGAACATAACATAGTGGGCGAATTGGAATATCAGTCATTATTTACTCCGTGAACATCAAGTTCGTGTTGTAATACATCTACAAGATTTTTTAGTGCTTGTCTATGATTTTCATTAGACATATCAAAAATAAATTCAGTATAGTTAGAATAGTAATTGTGGACTTGTAGTTGAACTGCATTTGCTCTAACAATAACATCAACTCCACAATCTTCTTCTTCAATTATTTCAATATCGGAACTCATCTTTGTCCTCATTTAAATCCAATAGGTCATCTATTTTTTTGCGGACTTTATAATATTCTCCGCCTTTTTCACAACTAATATAGTAGTATTGTTCTCTTACTTCTATTAAGAGTTCTTTAATACTTTCAAGTTCAGTTACTAATTCACATCGGCAAGGTTCATCTGGAAACTTCATAGACCAACCACATTTATCACATAATATACCTGTTGTTTGTTCTACTTCAAGAAGTTTTTGTTTTAGTTCTTCCAATTCTGCTTCTAGTTTATCTGCTCTGCGTTCTTGCTTTCGTCCGTGATCATCATTATATACTGCTTCATCTTCTGCCATTTTAAGCAGTTTTTTTGTTTTACATAAAGGGCAACTATCAGGTGCATCGTTGTATGAAATATCACACATAGCACAATAACGAGATGTAGTCATTTGTTATACCTATCAATATGCGATACAAAAGCAAACCACCAGAAACTTAATCTTTTCATATCTTGCCCATCATATATATCGTTTTCATATCCAAACATACGAATATCTTTTGGGCAGAACATAATATAATAAGCAGTATAGTTATGTGAAAAACCAACATACTTATCTTTCCAAGAACCTATAAATTTCATTTATTCCTCACAATCTCCAACCAACGAGCGGAGATCAGTTTGATATAGTCATCAGGACACATATCGCCCCAACGATAATAACCCAAAGACCAGCCATCATTTGCTTCAACAAGGATTGTTTTTCCATCAACCACACCAACATCTAAACAATAACCAACAGGAGAGCCATTATAACACTCAACCATTTTTTTGGCAAGTTCTAAATCTGGCTGTTCTTCATTATCACCTGTATCATATCTGGAATATCCAAGAATTTGTTTGTTTAGAACATATACACGCCATTCAGATGTAATATTGACTGGATCTGAAATCCAAACATGTTCACTATGTTTTACCGGTTCTTCAATATCTTTTTTGATGCCGCCAGTAAATACTTTTGTTGATTTTGGTTTACAGAACTGATCTGGCTTTACATCACCATAAACACCACTCCAAATATTTCTACCAAAGAAACCCATTAGTTGTTCGGGATAAGAAATGTTTTCTGGTAAAATAATATTATTCTGTTCACAATACTTTTTTACAAATTCTACTGTTCCAACTGGAATAATATTTTCTTTATCCTCAACCGGTTTTAGTTGTTCGTATGATAAGAAAAAGTGGGAATAGGATGGAGAAGACTTTATCATAAACTTCTCCTCATACATAACACCAGTTTCTTGCTGTAGAAGGTATTTCACTCATCACCAATTTTCTCATACAAGAAATTTTCATTACTGCTATTCAATTGAAAATGACCACTTGAATGTGTTGAATCCAAAATAAGTTGTTTTAGTTTATTGATCTGTTCTTCAAGTTCATCAATTCGCTTGATAGCGTCTTTTAGTTCACGATATTGGTAGTTGTCCATTTTTGTTCCATTTTTCTAATGTTTCTTTGAAAGTATCAACTTGTTTTTCTGAATACCATATATCTCTATCCCAATCAAAGAAATAAACATAATATCCATAACCATAAAGTTCTGTTGTGCGACTAATATAGCCAAGTTTTATTTCTTCACCAACTATATCTCTTCTTGCTACAAGATCGCCAACTTGATGTATTAGCATTTATTCCACCCTTGAAAGTAATCTCATATCAAGACTATGAAGATGAACAGTCCCAACATCAAGAAAAACAGAATAAGTATTTACTGTTGAAAAAACACCATCTTCTCTGCCAAGTCTTTTTTCAATAATACCTATCTTATCAACAAGTGGTCCAATAATAACGCGGTTTTGATCTGGTGCCCTTACAACAAGAACAAGATCACCAACTCTAAACTTTCCAGATATTTGGTAGTCTTTTGGATCTTTTGCGTTTTTTTTAGTTTTCATCTTTTTCCCCATCGCTTACAACATCACAATAAATATCAAAAAATACATGTGAGTAGCGATGACGTTGTAAATCACTAAAAGTTATAACTTCTATTATATTGTGAGTTATTTCAGAGATATATCCCCGTGGTTTGTGATAATCTTTATAAACAACAATACTTCCAAGTTTATATTTCATAAATAAATATTCTGCCCGTTCAACAGGCAGAATGTATGTGTTATTTTGTTATATTTTATCCAGCAAGTTGCTTTTCAAGCTTCTGTTGTTTTGCCTTCAATGCTTGGATTTCCCTTTCAAGTCTTTGCTTTTCAGCAGCAGCTCGCGCTGCTTCATTAGCAATACGCTGTTTTTCACGATTTACTACTGCTTCAGCAGCCTTTTTCTTGAAAAGAGGGCGCGAAGGGAATGTCGGCTTTTCCCAGATTTCACTTTCACTCAAAATACTTCCCTTGTGAAAGAACCAAGTGAAATTTTCTTCACCCCTTGCATCAAGGCGGAAAATAACATCAATACTCTTTGAAAGCTCGGCAACAAAATCTGGTGCCCACCACTTTACTTCGGGCGACCATTTGTGCCACATAAAGTTTTCAAACTTTGGACCATCCTTGAACTCTTTATGGGCATTTGCAGTATCAATAATAAGCTGTTCTCCTCCACCAGCAGAAATATCAGCATCAAGTTTCCAAGCAATATAAGTTCCCATATTGTTATCTCCTATAAAAGCACGATCCGTGGTGCTGCACGAGCATACCACGGATCAAGCAAGCGATCAAACTCTGGGGGAGTGTTTAGTTTATTATTTTCCCTCTTTCTTTGCCTTTTTCTTTTCTTGTTTTTCTTTTGTTGTTAGTTTCTGCTTGTTATTCTTGTTGGTTTTTTCTTGACCTTTTGCCATATAGTGTCCCTCATTTGTTGTTCATGGCTTTATCAATAAGTTTTTCATAGCCACGAATGTTTTCTGGATTGTCTATCATGTAGCGATAAGCAAATGCTCTTGATTTTTTGATATATTCTTCGTTTTGGTGATTTTCACTATCAAAGTTATATGCTATATTTTTTAGATATTCTGCTGCTTTTTCAACATCATTTCCTTCATAATACCAACCAAGTTCTTTCATATATTCACTGTTATGAACAACTGGATATCCCATCCAAGCAGCATCAAGATAAAGATAATTTAGAGCACATTGATGTTGATGACATAGAACGATATCGGTATGTTTTAGTAGAGTCCAAACTATTGGATATCTGGCTTCAAAGAACATTTTACCTGCTTTGTAAGAATCAAGTTCTTTTACAAAGTTTACCATATCAGTTTTTTTCTTTATCCCATCGCCACAAAACACACTCAACTTATCAATAGTTTCTGGACTTTTTCTGTAAAGTCTTTCTGTTGTCATAATAGGAACAACACTGGTTTTTACCATATTTATGTTTGGTTCCATTGTCGACAGTCTTTTTTCTAACTTTCCACTTGGTTTATAAAGTCCAGTTTCATTAGCGTCTTTACTTTTGAAAATGTCTATGTGATGCTGAATAAATCTTGGGTCCCAAACATATGGTCCTACAACGGCTTCGCAATCATATTGAGTTTCAAAAAAATATCTATCTGTATCAAAAAAATGAGGAGATATCCAAACATTTGATACAGTTCCGGCATTTCTTGTATAAAGATTTCTTGCTTCTTTGTTATCTTTGAATAAAATGGTTTCATTGAAAACATTTAGTTCTGCACCCATGATGTGCTTGGTTATTTTTATACCTTTTTTACTTAGTTCCTTGTACGTATCAACATGAGCACTTCCTTGTGCCATTACAATAAGATCGCATTTATCTCTTGCTTCTTCAAGCGATATAATATGCTTGGCATATGGACCCCAAGTTGTTGTGTCATCATCTGGTATAACCACATTTTTTGCAGTATTAATAATATAAGATTCAGAAACATTTTTGCACTTTGCAAACAATTCTCTCAATATAATAACATTTTGACGAATACCGTTTGTGAACAACGAATCACTTGGTTTATCTATTAGAACTGTTATGCCTATTTTTACTTTTCTTTCTGCCATATCGCGTCTCCACTGTGCTAATAAATAGATTTGAAATATAGTTCAACTTCTTTTTGTCTGCGAGTTTCTAATCCTTTTGTTACTTTTCCATTTGCTTTTCTCCACTTTAGAAACTCAATAGCTATTTGTGGATCGTTTGGATTTACATTTACAAGCTTTAGCAGTTGCGAACGCTTTATGGAACCAAAACCAATGTTGTAAGATAAACTTACAAGCGCATCAAACTGATTTTGATTTATATCAGTTTTTACCAGTTTATTTACCCATTTTTCATATTTATGAATCTTTTTCCTAAAAAGACGATCTGCGACTGCTTCTGTTATTGGAGGATCAGATAATAATACTGGTTTTCCATTTTCATAAGTTGTAGAACCGTAACCAATAGCAATAACAGCAGCAGGGCATTCATATGGAACACGAGAAAAACCCTCATGCTCTTTTATAAGAGAGATACCATTTGTAGATGTTTTTAGTTGTAAGTTTTGTTCTTGCTCACGAGGCATAATATCCCCGTGAGAAAATAACAAGAAAAATACTGCCAAAAACAAAACATAAACCTTTTTTTCAGCCAATTTTTATAACTTGCTTTCTGTTCTTTTTATTATTCCAAGATACATGAACCCAACCACTATCTGGAATGCCTGGTTTATAGTATTCAAGAATGAGTTGATCAAAATCAAGATTATCCTTGATCCAATCAAATACTACTTTATTATCCAAACCTGGAATTTCTATATCTGCCGCTTGACCTGTTAGATGTTGGCTATTTTTTGCTCCACCAATAGCTTTGTTTAGTTTAGGACCACGATAGCCACTATTCACCATAATAGGTCTTTTGAAATGCTCTCTTACTTTTTCCAATACATTTTCACACAATTGTTTTAGATTGTCAATAACTTCTTGCGTTGGTGTATTATCAATTTTTTTTCGTTCTGCTGTTTGCGATTTAGTCATTTCTTGCAACGAAAAGTTTTCACTTAGTTTCATTTTGTCTCCCTATATTTGAGTTCTGAACAACAAGTTTTACCAGAAGAACTGAGATTGTAAATATGCTAAAGAAAGTTCTCAAAGTTCTTATTGAGAACAGTTATAAAGATCAAGATAAGTTAGTATTTGTAATACTAAAAATGTGCCAAAAGGATAAATAGTTTTATTTATTTTCTTTTAGCACTTTCAGCAATGCTTGTTAGTGCCATAGCAATAATCCAAACCGGTATGCTTGACAAAAACGATGCCATAACTAAATAAAATCCAAGATCTAACATAGTTTATACCTCGCAATATTATATCAATCCCAAAACCTATCAAGTGTCTCTAAAATACCAATAAAGTCGCTAAATGGATCGCCACTACGAAAAGCACCAACTTGTTCTGGATAGTCTCCATAACGACAGTATCCAGCATCAATATGCTGTTTCATTTCTTCAAGTTGTTTTACTGCTGCTTCTGTAATATAGTTCAAATTTGTACAATTAGAATATTTGTACTTCCCTTTCTCAAGTTCAACTATACAATCATTTCCAGAAACATCCATAAGCTTACAATATCCAAGATCATATGGGCTTTTGCTTTTAAATTTCATTGTTGAAAAATCTGTTCCCTCAATATCTTCAAAATACATATCATCTTCTGGTAAGTTATTGTAATGATCTTCGTATTTTTGACGATCAAGCATCACAAGCTGTTTGTAATATTTACCAAGAGTGCCAAAATGTGGTTCTTCTTCATTTCCATCAATTTCAAATTCAACATCTAATGAAAACCAATAAGAACCGGCACTATGAGATTGATTGTTTTCACTTTTTTCAATCTTTGTTATTTTGAACATTTTGGCTTTCCCATTTCTTATAAAAATCAACAAATACACTTATATCTAAAGTGTCATATGGTCCACAAGTATCTTTATCCTTTTGCCATAGAATATAATATCTATATTGATTTTTCTTTGTTTTAGTCACTCTTGTTACAACACCAAAATCAAATTTTTTACCTTGCTCTGGACTATTAGAACTAACAAGTTGCCCTATATTATATAGTTCTTGGTTTGTATCTTTCATTTGCGCATTCCTTACAAAGTGTTTTTATCCAACCAGATTTTGTTGGCCTACCAGGAAGTCCACATCCTTCACAAGTTTTAGAACTAATACCTTCGGCCATTGCTACAACACCTTCACAATAGGCATCACCACCTACGGTATAGGCTCTCAATGTTCCAAACTTTTCTTTTATTTGTGTAAAATGCATTTGTGTTGGTATTCTATCAAGCCACACTGTGCGAAAAGTTCTCATTTCTATTTCTTTTGCTATCATCTTATCTTTATCAGGCGAGGAGCGATAATAATATTCAAGATTAGAAAGATTGCCAGACAATGCTTGCTTCAAGGCACGATTATATCGCTTTGTTCTTGCTGCGCCGTTTCTGGTATTTGAAATATGACCTTGTATTTGGTGACACATTGTGGCAATAAGTTCATACCAACCATCATCGCACTCAAGATATTTAATATCACGAAATAGCTTTGGATACTTTTCAAAAAGCGAATCTTGAAGATCTTTTTTCATTTTGTTTCCTTTTCTATAACCTTGAATGACAACATTTTACCATCATCAAAAAAACACACTATCTCGCAATCAACATTTTTATCATAATAGTGCATCCTTACCTCGCCAGTATGACTGTGCTTTATTGGTTCTTCTTTTTTTATTTCAAGGCTTCCAATAATCTTTCCAAGAGGCTTTTCCCACTCTGGAGAGTTATAGTATGGTCTTTTTTCTTCTGGGACTGTTTCCCAAGTAGCTTCTTGAAGCCATAGTTGACCTGTTTCGTCTATGAGATATTCATCAAGACCACAAAATAAACTTTTTGTTTGGAATAAGAGGTCTTGTAAATGTTTATATTTTTCTTCAAACAAGAAGTTTATTTTGACTTCATCATACAAGCCCATATTCCACCTCTAAGTTCAGTCTTTTAGAACACCAATAACAAAGTTTTCTTTACATGTCAAAAAAGTAAGTTCTCCAATTTTGCTTTCATGAACCATGTTACCTTCAATAACAACAAGTTGGCCTACATGAACTGATATGGCACAATCATCAGACTTGTCAACAACACGATATGTCAAGTTGTCTGGTTTTTTAGCAGATGCACCAAAAAACTCACTTACTTTTTCTTCTTTTGAATCGTTTTTTACAACTTCCAAAAGAAGATGTTTATTCCTTGGTTCAAGTTTCATATCAAACACCTACTTTCATCTTGCTCTTAATAATGTTTAGGAACTCCTCAAAATCTTCAAGTTCCTCACCTTTTTGAGCCATACGATATGCTTTTAGAAGCCTGCTTTGATCTTCGCGGGAAAGAAAACTACTATCAGCATAATGCTTTTTGAGAGCCAACTTGTGCTCACGATATGGTTCAATAGCCTGTTCAATAGTGTTTAGTGCTTTTAGATAGTTGATAATATGTTCTTCACGAGTTAGTTTCTTATCATTTTGTTCAAGAGTTTTTAGATCAGTCATATTTTCTCCAGTAGAAAGCGCCCCGATCAAGGGACGCTTCCAAGTTTAGCATGTTTTCAGACGCTGTCAAGCGATGCCTGCGGTTATCTATTCTTGTGCCCAAACAGACGACCAATCACCAGTAAGAGCACCTTTGGCATAGTCTGTTACTTTTTGTTCAAAGAAGTTACTGTGAGTAACACCCAGCATTCCATCAACCCAACTTAGGGGATTTTTCTTTACTTTGAAAATACCTTTCATGCCAAGACTTATAAGTCTGCGATCTGCAATATAACGAATATATTGCTTTACTTCATCTTTTGTCAAGTTTTCCATTTCTCCAACATCAAAAGCAAGATCAACAAACTTATCTTCAAGTTCAACCATTTTTGTTGCAATCGTGTATATTTCGCTTTTTAGTTCATCGTTCCATATATGCTTATTTTCTCCAATAAACTCGCGAAATAGTTTTATCATGCTTTCAGCATGAAGTGTTTCGTCTGCAATGCTCCAAGCAATGATTTGGCCCATGCCTTTCATCTTACCGTTACGAGCAAAGTTCAATAACATAACAAACGAACTAAAAAGTTGCATTCCTTCTGTAAATGCTGAAAATGCTGCTATTTGTTGAGCAATACTACTTGCATCTTTTTCGGCAAACTTTGTAAAATATTCATGTTTTTCTTTCATTGCTTCATATTGAAGAAACTCATTGTATGTTGCCTCTGGCATACCTATTGTTTCAATAAGGTGAGAATATGCAGCAAC